TGATGGATGGGCAGGGCAACGCCTTCAGTCACGGCGTCGTCAACAACGTTCTCTACTACCGGTACCAGGCCGGGTCGTCGGCGATCATCATGGACCCGAAGGTCGGCGATATGGGATTTCTCGTCGTTGCCGACTCAGACATCAGCAGCGTCAAGTCGTCTAAGCAAGAATCGAACCCAGGAAGTTGGCGCAAGAATGCCTTGCCTGATGGCGTGTTCTTTCCCGCTTTGCTAGGTGACAGTCCGACCAGCTACATCAGGTTTACGGATGATGGAAATATTATTCTCAACGTCAAGGACAAGGGAGAAGTGGTGTGCGCCGACACTCACGTCCAGATGAAGAAGAAAGGCGACCCGAATTTGCACATCACCGTCGACGTCGCAGGCGGCCAACTTATCGCTGGTATGGACTTCGTCATTGCCCCAGATCCGTACCCGAATGACTAAATCATGAAGACGCTTCTCCTCGACCAAGTAGATTGGGATCTGGTGATCGACGGCACAAACAACATCGCCGTGGCATCCAATCCTTACGCGCTGGCGCAAGACGCGGCGAGCGAGATCAAGACGTTCCTCGGCGAGGTTTATTACGACACCACGCACGGGGTGCCGTACTTCAGCACGATTCTCGGCCTGGCGCCGCCGCTGAGTTACGTCAAGAAGCAGTGGAACAATGCCGCGCTTCTTACTCCGGAGGTCGTCGCCGCGCAGACGTTTATTGAGTCATTCGTCAACAGAGAGATCAAGGGCCAGGTTCAGGTCACTGATCGAGAAGGCGCCATCATGGCGGCGACGTTCTAATGGCGACGACAATCCCGACTCCGACTTTCGGTCCTACCGGATTTGTATCGCCGCAGGAGAACGTTGTTCTCGCGGCCGTACTTCAGATGATCGACGAAACATTCGGCGGTGGACTCAATCCAAGTCTGGCGACGCCGCAGGGACAGCTGGCGTCGTCGATGACCGGCATTATCGGGTTCGTCAACGACACGTTTCAGTTCTATACCCAGCAGGTCGATCCAGCATTTGCCATTGGTCGTATGCAGGACGCTATCGCCAGAATATACTTCCTTGAGCGCAAGCCTCCATTACCGACCGTCGCACAGGCGCTTTGTTCTGGGGGAGTCGGAACCGTCATCCCCATCGGCGCGCTCGCACAAGCTGCTGATGGGAATGTCTACACGTGTACGCAAGCGGGTACTATCGGCGCGAGCGGCTCGATCACATTGACTTTTGAGTGCCAATTGGCAGGTTCGATCGGCTGTCCTGCAGGAAGTTTAAACACAATTTACCAGACCATTCTCGGGTGGGACTCTATTACCAATCCGACAGACGGCGTCATCGGCAGGGACGTTGAGACGCGGGCCGAGTTCGAGGAGCGTCGGTTCGACAGCGTCGCCAACAACGCCATGGGCTTTCTTAATGCCATCCTCGGTGCGGTGTGGGAGATCGATGATGTGTCTGACGTTCTCGTTACGGAGAATCCGACAGGATCGCCGCTGTCGTTTCGCGGCGTCGTACTGCCAGCGCATAGCATCTATGTAGCTGTCGCTGGCGGCGATACTGACGATGTAGCGAAGGCGATCTGGAGCAAGAAGGCTCCGGGCTGCGACACCTTCGGCAATACGAGCGTTACCGTCTATGACGACGTTTCTGGATACGACCCGCCGCTGCCGAGCTACGTCATCAACTTCCAGATCCCGTATCCCTTTCCCATCGTGTTCGACGTCAACCTGGCGAATAATTCGTCAGTTCCGTCCGACGCAGACGTGCAGATCCAGAACGCCATCGTGGGTGCCTTCGCCGGCGAGGATGGGGGTCTGCGCGCCCGCATCGGCAGCACGGTCTACGCCAGCCGGTTCTACGCGCCGGTCGCGGCACTCGGCTCGTGGGTTCAGATCATCTCCATACAAGTCGGAGCGGGAAGTGCCCCTGACGCCGTCGTTACCGGCTCCATGGGAGGCTCGAGCTCTACCGGTAGCCTCACCGTGACGTCTCTCATATCTGGCACCATCGGCGTCGGTATGTACGTCGGAGGCAGCGGCGGCGGGACGGCCGTCCAGGTCGGCACCCAGATCGTTGCTCAATTGTCTGGGTCTGCTGGAGGCACCGGCACATACTCCATAAGCATCGACCAGACGGTGCCGCTGAGTACGCTCAGGCTGTACAGGCCTGACCAGAACGACGTCAGTAGTCAGGCGGACGAGCAACCGATCACGGAGACGTCGCTCATTAGTGTGAGAGTGACGTGACGGGTCCTCCGTTTCCTCCGTCTCCTCAGACCGTCGCTGATGTTGGTGGCGGCAACGTCGGAGTATTTATCGTTGGCGAGAGCCAAATCGGCAGCGTCAGTCAGTACAATTACTGGAATACGATTATCAGCCAGTACGCCAATAGTCCGCGGCTGGTCGGTCTCATTCAGGGCTTCATGTCATTCATCGACCAAACCCAAAATCTCGACTCGTTCTTCGATCTGATCTGGAACGTCGACACGGCGCAGGGCTACGGCCTCGACGTCTGGGGCCGCATCGTCGCGGTCAACAGGGTGCTCGCCATCATCGAGGGACCACCGTTCTTCGGCTTTGACGAGGGCGTCGACTACCAGGACTTCGGACCCGGAGGCGTCGGGCCGTTCTACTCGGGGCAGAAGCTGACGACGAATTTCTCGCTGTCTGACGATGGTTTCCGCACGCTCATTCTCGCCAAGGCGTTCAGCAACATCTGCGACGGATCGATCCCGGCTATCAACCGTATCCTCCAGACGTTCTTTAAGACCAGCGGCAAGAGCTACGTCGTCGACACGGGCGGCATGACGTTCAAGTACGTGTTCGAGTTTCCGCTGACGCCTATCCAGTTCTCCATCCTGACGAACTCCGGCGTGTTCCCAAAGCCGACCGGCGTCTCGTACACCGTCGTCCAGCTCTGAGGTAATCGCGAATGCTCCTCTCCTCCATCCCGCAGAAGTTTCAGATCCCGTTCGCCAGCAGCGCCGGTCCCGGCTTCATCACCCAGCCGATCCCGCAGGCGGCGCAGCCGAACGGTCGCGCGTCTCTCGTCACAGGCTTCGCCGAGATCAACTTTGACCCCATCCTGTCGGGCGGCATCCCACCGTGGGGTGCGGACTTCAACGGGCTTCTCTACCAGATCACCCAGTGGCTCCAGTGGGCGGCGGCTGGCGGCTTCCCTCCTGCCTACGACGCGACGTTCGCAGCCTCGATCGGCGGATATCCGAAGTACGCGCTTCTGCAGAAGGCGTCCGGCGACCGCTACTGGCTCAGTCAAGTAGACAATAATCTGGTCAATCCGGAGTCGGGACCGAGCACGAGTTGGCATCTGTTCCCCGACATCATCGTTCAGGCCCAGGCGGGAAACTTCTCCACCAATACTGGCAGCGGCAGCGCCTTCGTGGTGACGCTCTCTCCGCTTCCCGCGTCGCTGGCCTCCATCATCGGCGCTCCCGTCAGGTTCTACGCAGCCCACGCCAATCCCATCGTCAATCCGACGATCAACATCGTCAACGCGGCGGGTAACCTGCCGGTGACGATGATCAACTCGACTGGCGCTCCCCTGTTGATCGGCCAGATCGTCGGCGGCGGCCAGATCGTCGAGGGATACTTCGACGGCATTAACTTCCAGGTGCTGAGCCCGGCGCCAATTCCTCCAGCGGCGACGCTGCCCAACGCCAGTCCGGTCGTCACCGGAGTGATCTACGAGTGGCCGGCGGAAGTGCCGCCGCCGTGGGGACTGGAGTGCAACGGTGCCCTGCCGCTGATCTCGTCCTTCCCGAATCTCTACAACGTCATCGGCACGCGATTCGGAGGCGACGGCGTCAACACCTTCGGCCTGCCCGACAAGCGCGGCGCCTTCACTAGAGGCTGGGACCACGGACGCGGCCTCGACCCCAACGCCACAACGCGCACCGGCAACCCGCTCGGCAACCCGACCGTCGTCGGCGACCACGTCGGCAGTTGGGAAAGGAGCGCTCTCCTGGCGTCTGACCTCCTCGGAGCTCTGGTCGTCTTCTCGGCCAATCCGAACTACCCCAATAATGATCCTCTTACTGACCAGATCATTCAGACTGCGCAGCAGTTCGAGCGGGCCTTCGGACCGAATATTCCACTTCGATTCCCGTGGTTCAATCCTATGTCGCAGGGAACAGGGCCTGTTACCGTCGACTTGGGGGTCGGGACTGGTCCAGCACTCACTGGAGTAACCGCGTTCCGGGCCTATCTGTCGTCGATCACGGGCGGCGGGGCGGAGACGCGACCCATCAACATCGACATGATGTACGTCATTGCATTCTAGGAGGGACAGGATGTT